CCTGTACCTGTTCCCGTAATCATTAGAACATTTTGGGAAACTGATATAGTTGCATCACCAGCAGACCAATTAGTAGCACCATTTGCAAAATTGCCATTTTTTACAAGATTAGTTGCTGTCAAACCTTTCGCAGTAACGCTAATTTGCCCTTCTGCTGCATTGGACGGTATGGAGCCTATGCCACCTTCTATCACTACTTCATCACTATAAACAGGATTTACAATATCATTTTCGATTTCTTCAAGCCTATCGTTTAACGCAGGAAAAGTCTTGTTCTTGATTGTAGAAGTCCTAGCATCTATAACTTCCGCATCCTGCTGTTGTGCAGTTGTTAAAGTAGCCCACCGATTTTCTATATCTGCCATACTGGCTTGTCTAGCTTGTTCTTGCTGTTGGCGTATATTTTCATTGTTAATACGTGTTGCTTCATTACTTTGCCTTACAGATTCGTTGTTTTGACGTATAGACTCATTGCTTTGCCTAGTATTTTCATTGGCTATTCTAGTATTTTCATTTGATATACGTTCTGCTTCATTAGCTTCTCTTATTGCTTCAGCTTGAACACGATTACCNTCTGCTNTAATACGCACTNATTCATTGTTTTGTCTGACCGCCTCATTANCTTCTCGTATATTTTCATTAGCGATACGTTCATTCTCCNCTTGAACACGTGCATTTTCTTGAAGAATACGTGTATTTTCTTCTGATATTCTAGCTGATTCGTTACTCTGACGTATATTTTCAGCATTTTCACGTGCTAACTCTGCTTCGTTCCTAGCATTTTCGGCTGCAACACGTGCGTTTTCTGCGTTAATGCGTTCTTGTTCTGCCATTTGGCGTAAACTTTCAGCCTGTTCTCGATTTGCTTCTGCTGTATTTCTGGCCTCTTCATTTGCTTGACGTATATTCTCGTTATTAATGCGTTCATTTTCATTGGCTTCACGGATTGATTCTGCATTAACACGATTATTCTCTGCTGTTACCCTCGCCTGTTCATTATTTTGCCTTATTNATTCGTTTTCTTGCCTGATATTTTCATTNGCAATTCTTGTATTTTCATTTTCAATACGTTCATTTTCATTTTCAATACGTTCATTTTCATTGGTAACAACCGATTGGGTCTGTGCAATTAAATCCNTCAAAACGGTATATTCTGTTGTTGAAGGAATACCACTGCCATCATCAAGTTGTTCTACAACATAAAATTTAAACTGTGTAGTAGTAAAGCGTTTTGTTCTAGCGGCATCATAGACCTCTACCGTTGCCAAAGCCAGCCCTGGACATGATAATTCATTACCCCGACAGGTATATTCAATAACACCGTTAACACTATCTATAATGTCAGCAGTACCAACTACAACAGTGCCATCGGCCTTTTTAATCGTTACAGTTACATAGCTATCGCTTAAATCCACCGGCTTTTCTGTTTGCCTATCCATTGTTTTTAAATGAATTTGAAAAACGTTGGCATCTGTATCACCCTGTACAAGCTCCATACGTGGTATACGGGATTTTTGCATTATGTTAAGGTCAAATATCCACTTTTTAACGGCCATTCAGACCACCTCATTTCTACTTCATGTCGGGTTGCGGCAGGTAACTTTGAAACTCTGCTAATAGTGCCTGTGCTGCTGCATATTTACGCCTGTACAATTGATAAGCATATGCACCATAAGCAATAAGAGCAGGAATATATAATGGATTCAAATCCACTTCATCATCATCGTTTTCCAACTTGGAAGGCAATACAATATACCGAATTGTTAATGTACCGTTATTAAGTGGGCTATAAATATATAAAATATCAGCTAAACGGCGGTATTCTGCTAAACCTAATTTGCCGTCCGAAGAATGAGTTATATCAATAATTTCGCCTATCTTAGTTGACAAGGGAATCTCACGTGCATATTCAGTCTCCATAGTATCAGTCTTAGGAGCAACGGTTGTACGTAAAATCAAATATGCCTGGTTAATAGCATTTTTAATAACTGGTAACGCCTCAATATCAGGATCAGTTGGGTCATCGCCTACTCTACTCAATACAATATCAATTAATTGCTTAAACGTAGCCATAGGCATCATCTCCATACTCTTGCTGGTATTCTCAAATTCCTGCGTTTCATACGTTGCAAGCGTCTGTGTATCTGCTCTGCTAAAACCCAAAATTCCTGCTCACGCTCTCTATCTATTGGCTGCACCATTCTTGAAGCTAGATATAACTCAAGAATAGAATGATATTGTACTGGCAAATCAGGCTCATCGTGTTCTGTTTCTACTGCCATAGGCATGCGCTGAAGATATAGCGTAAATTTCCCATTATCCTTAAAAATAATGGAATTATTTACAACGACATAGTCATAATATGGTCTGTTCTCATGTACTACCTTAATAACCCCCAAGCAATCATCAGGCAAAGAAATTGGTTTATCAGCCTCAGTGTCAATTTCCATTGTGTTTGTAATATTAGCAGTATCATATCTTGTCTTCAAAAACTGTACAGCATTATTGATATGGCGTATAGCCATTGGCGTACTAATAAACTGCCCAGTAAGTGCTTGCGCATTTTCAATAATTTCTTTTACAGTCATATAATCACCCGCCTATATAAATTGCGTAGTATAGGCATCATCAGGTATGGTTTCTTTACTCTCATGAGTGGTAACATATTTATGCATGTCTTTTAAGATTTGGTCATTTCTGTCCAAATACGTGTTTAAACGAGATTTAGCGATGCGCTCATTATTCTTATCTATTTCCGCTATAATACGGTCTATATATTCAATGCGTGTAGCACGTACACGCTCAATTGTTCTCGCATCCAATTCGTCATAAGGTATAACTACAGCCAATGTATTATCTTTCTGCCCCCAATGGTGGACTTCAAACCTATGTTCCTTGTGATTGTACACAACAAAATAATCAGGGTCAATTTCACGCAATCTTTCAGGAATGTGGTACACATTTGTTTCAATAATCTCTCTGTCAGGGTCAAGCCACACAAGTAACACCCCCTAAAAACTAAAAAATAAGGGGCGGTTTGAGCCGCCCCTATCGCTGCTAAGCTTCGGTTATTCCTACAAGCTTAGCCTGCCCGCCAGGATGATCGCATACCAGCTCAGCATAACGTACAAGCGTTGCAGTCCAGATCGGGTACTTGGGCACTTTGGTGAGGATTTTGCCATCCTCTTCCATCCACTCCCAATCACCCATATGGTGTAACGTAAATTGACTGGTATCAAGCAAGTACATTTCACCAGGCAATGCAAAACGCTCACGCACAATCGGCAAATCGGCATAAGATATGGCTTTAAAACCACCCTTGAGGTCAAGGGTATTCACATTTCGCTTAGTGCTCTCAAGATATGCTACATAAGCCCTTACAACACCAGGGGCAGCAGCTATATAATTTACTTTTGCACCCATAGTATCTTCGAGANAGTCAATAGCCGCTTGTATCTTGGTGTCGCTAATGCTGCCAATACCAGCAGAAATATAGGGTATCATCCAGTAATGTTGCGACCTATCTACACCATACAGAGTACCAGTAGTCTTAAAGATAGCACCAAGACCAGTTATTTCTTGGTTATAGCTATTCTGTATAGTAATAAAATCAGTATTAGCTGTAGTTACAGNAGCAGATACTCGTATCTTCTTGTTGGCGCGGTCAACAGCCAGTATGCGCAACCCTTTGCCACCAGTGATGACTTGACCAGACTCATTTAGTATATCAATCGTCATGCCTTCCATCAAATNCTGAACAGAATCAACGGCCAACACATCGGTGGCATTATTAACGGCACAGGTGGCAAGCTTGCCAGAACCATCGCCAAACAACATACGGCCAAGATTAAACTGAGAAGATTTGAGCAACATCTTCAGCTCATCATTCAGCAATTGCACAAAAGCACCGGCATTGTTTTGAGAAGCCTTAATGGCCTTGTCCGAAATTTCAATAGTACCATACAGGTTTTTGAGCGTAGAAACGAATTGAATGTATTGATTGCCACCAGCAGCTGGTAATTCACCGTCTTCAGTACCAGCGCCAAAACCACCATTAAGCCCATAAGGAGCCATTTTGCGGACTTCTTTACCTACTACATTTCGAGTAGATTGTGCTATCTCATTATAAAGCGGATTAGTGTTAATATTAAGCTGATTCCTCAAAGCATCAAGGAATAATATCTTTAAAGCTTGTTCAGCAGTTGCCATCGTAACTGCCATAAGCATCACCCTTTCGTGAAAAGTTTTAAGGCCATTTCTGTGGCCTCTTCAAGGTTTTGCGGTTTTTTAGGCAAAGTTGCCGCTATATTGTTACCAGCAGGCTTGCCAATTGTAACGGGAGGATTGCCGTTTTTGATACTTTGCAGGTAATCCTCAATAATGCGCTTGCGAATATTTTCATTTTTGAGGATTTTTTCGTTAATAAATTGCTCATCATTTAGGAAGTCGTCTGGATTAACAGGTGTGTAATTGCGCCCTTTCACAAAATAATAGGCAATCTCCAGCCCTTTAGGGTGTGTCCTGAGTTCTGGGTTGTCCAACAACACCTCACCTATTTGTTGGGCCCATTGCTCAAGGTCTGGATGCTCAGCCGCAAATTCATCTACCCTTTGACGCCATGTTTTTTCCTCTTCCATTGCCTTTATCTTTTCGATATAAGGCTCAATTTCGGGCTTAATTACGTCCATAAATATTTGCTTAATAGCACGTTTGGGATCTTCATAAAAGAGCTCCAAAAACGTTTCGCTATCAAGCTCTTCCTGTTGCGGCTGTGCTGCGGGCTGGGTAGTTTGTTGCTGCTGCTGTATAACTTGCATCAGTTGGCTAACTTGGTTCCTTAAATCTGATAATTCTTGACGTGTTCTAGTATTCATTTTTTCAAGTTCAATATAACTTTTAATAAAATCATCTTCGTTTGTGAATTTTGTTACGCCAGCCTGTTTTAATTTTTCAATCACACTTGATTGCGTGGAGCCCTCTTGGGGTTGTTCCACTGTCTGTTCAGGCGGCATATTTGCTGTTTGTTGTTGATTGTCTCCCGTATTTTGTGGTATTTCATCAGTGGGTATCGTTTGTTGATTGGTTTCATCCGTTAATTGGGTTTCACTTAAATTAATTTCAGGCAGATTAGCATCAGTATTATTCGCCTCATTATTGTTTTGTTCGGCCCCAAATAGTTCTTGCAGTTTTGCCTGTAATTCTTCTTCAGACATGGCAAAAAGCTGCAAGTCCATGGGGTTGTCGAACAGTCTCTTTCTCATAGTGCATACCTCCTATTATGTGGTGGTTGTCCTTTTACAAGGGCCACCATTTTATATTTAAGCCGATTGTTCGGCTTATTCTGGCTGTGTTGTAGGGGGTTGTATTGGCATCTGCGGTATTAAGCCCTGCTGTTCAGCTAATGCTTTTTGATACTTAAAGCGCTTGCTTGCCTCATGTAATTTGATATGCATGTCCAATATGTCTACCATATCAGGGCGTGACTTTTTAAGCTCAATGTAATCATGAGACAATCTAAATTTGTTATGCTCCATGATATGAATATCATCATCATGGAATTCCTCAATTTGCGGTGCTTCACCGTTCATAAGCATGGCATTTTCGCGTTGGGCACATGCTATTTGTAATTCATCAACAGTAGCAGCAGACTCCCAATTACCAAGCTGCAACATTTCAAGAATCTTATTACGCGTATGCCGTGATATACCGCCCGTTTCAGGGTCATTAAATAGCCCCATCTGCAATAGGCTTATCACCATTTGCTTGCGTTGTGCTGGACTTTGTGTTAGCTCATTCTCGGTATCGAATATTACATCATCGGACGTTAAATCACTGGCCTGCCAATGTATTACATGTACATCTTGACTTTCCCCAACAATGCGTGCTATACGCCAGCCAACAGCAAATTGCTTATAAAGCCTAATCCAATGCTGGCTTACAACACGAATAGAATTTCTTAAGTTTTCAGCAGTTAGTGATAGGCGCGTATCATCTTGTTCACGCAATACCTCTAATGCTACGCCAGAACCTACCGTACTTGGTGCGTCTGAAGCGCGGGATAATTCGGATACACCAGAAATGAGAATAAATTCATTAAGCAAGCGATTTTCTTCCTCAGCAAATGCTGGTACTGATTGCGGCCCTTCAAGCCATCGTGCGGGTTGCGAACCTTGTTGGCGTACGATAATTTTGCCGGGCGATAAGCCTTCTTCTTGTAAATCCTCTAAATCATAAGCGCCGTCTTCCACGTCCAAAATGCCGATTGCAATTCTGTTCAAAAATTCTTTCTTGCGGTTGCGCACAGCATTATAAGCACGTTGAATCGGTATTAATCTCTCAATAACACTTGTTCCCCAAAAACATCCTGGCCTTTCTATGCATACCTGTCTTACAAATGGGAAATCACGTTTCCCATTTTCGCCAATCTTATATGGCAAAGCACCATAATAAACCAGTTCGTCGCCAGCAATAATAATTAAACGCCCATCAGGATACTGTTTTGACGGACGTTCATAATATTCTATTACTAATTCTTGGTCTTTCTTCGTTGTAGTAGTTATATTGGGTACTGTCGCATTATAGCCTAGCCCACCAAGGCCTATAGTTGTCATATCGATTGAAAATACATCTAATTCTTTGCCTTCTAACCGTACACCCCATACAGCTTCTATATCATCAACATGATATGGCCTTGCATGAATAATTGATTTGCATTGGTCTAAATCAGCACTAAAAGAGCTGTCGGGGTATATCTCGAAAGCAGGGATAACAACAGTCGCAACATCNCCCTCATATATCGGCTCATCTTCCGCATAACCTATTAATAACCCACTATAAGGATCCCAAATATTTTTATAAAATACCGTTCCGCATACTTCACTCCATGCATTAGCCGTATTAATCAATTTTTGCATTTCAATGCGGTTATACGTATTTTTTACAACTGCTGTACCCACCTTTGCATTGCTTATATCCTTTGCTTCGCTGCTAGAAGGACGCACAAGCATTGTAGGACGTACTAAACCAAGTTTCGCTAATCGTGTTTCTATTATCGGTGCAATATGGTTNTATACCTCACGTTCTTGCCACCAGTAAACTTTATCTATTTCCTGTATCGTTTGTGTTACTGGGTCTATATCACAATATTGATTCCCCAGTAGGAAATTCATGTTTAAACGCCATTGCAATTCAAAGGGATAGCGCTCTTCCTGTCGGCGCTTAAGCTCATTTTTTACGTAAGCAACAATATCATCTTTATATTCCTGTATCGGTATCTCTTTGTCCTTATACTCCTTTTTAGGGGGTTTAAAAAAGCCTGTTATAATTTCCTTAATACTCAACCATTATCCCCCCTTTTGCTCCATTTTCTGCCGTATTATGTTCTTAATGCTACGTGGTGGCTTATCACGTGTTTTGTATTCGGTATAATCCTTTGCCATGATACGGTCATATAAGTCTTTTCGCTCAATGTAATGTAGATATTCCGATAAGCCAATATAAACGATTAAACCAATTAACAAATAAATCATGTTTCAACACCTTCTAAAACTTTTATAAGTTCTTCACGCGATAATCTCGTATAACCACGTATACCTTTTTCTTTAGCAAGGTTACGCAATTCAAAAAGTGTCATATCCTGCAATGCTCTGCTGTTTTCTTCTGGGGTTTCTATCATAATATCATCAGCATTTTGTACTACCATTGAGTTATCAATTCCATTTTCTTTGCCATGTACGACCTCTGGCATTAAAGCAATGCCTCTTTTAAGCAATTCAGCTAAACATTCCTTACAAATCAAAAAATACGTATTCGGTGGTTCTCCGCGCCTACCAATGGCATATTCGGCACGATTGTTACAAGGATATATGTCACAAGTGGACAAATACTGATATGGCATTATATCAACCATTGCTTATTCCTCCTTTTAACTCTTTTTGTGTTTGAAGTATTCTACCTGTTGCAAGCGTTTTTGTGCTTCTCTCTTGGTTTTATAAGGCCCTCCAAGGTTTTTGCCTTTCTTGGATACCACACAATAGCCACCTTTCTTTTTCACAATCATACCGATTCCTCCTATAGCAATCTCCTATATTTACCAAGCCCTTTGGCTTTGCGCTCTTTATATCGTCTCAATCTCGACATTTCCTTCTTAGGAGCCTTTGAATGTGTAGCATGATAAGCAATTAAACCATACCCAAAGGCATCATAAGCATGGTCTATATCACAGTCAGCTACAATTTCGGGATCTTTTTCATCAACTAGCAAATTGGGCAACGTTTCTATTAAAGTTTTGCATGTTTTAAAGATTTTTACTTTTGTATGATAAGTTTGCAAATTCTCATCCCATACAGGCTTTAAATATTCATGAACAGTCGCTTTTCTCAAGCGTCTGTCAGTTACTGCTTTTACAAAGCCTGTAAAATCGATACCGCCTTCGCGATAATAATCTAATAAACTC